AGTAACTTTTGATTGGAAAGATAAAAAACAAAATAAAGCCTATGATCCTGATCAAGGTTGGAAACATGATATTGGATTTATTGCCCAAGATGTACAAAAAGTTATACCAGAGCTTGTAAGAGAAAATGAAGATGGTATGTTATCGATGAGACACCAAGGTATAGCACCAATACTACTTGAAGCTATAAAAGAATTAAAAGCAGAAATTGAAGAACTTAAAAAACAAATAAAACAATGAGTTTACCAAGTTCAGGAGAAATAAAAGCAAGTCAAATGAATACTGTAGCTAGTAGATCAGCAACTGCTAACGCACCTTTATCTGGCACAAGTTCAACTCCACAAACTGGTTCATTAGTTAAAATATATGCTACAGCTAATCCAGCAGTAAATCAAAGTGCGCCACATTCATTTAGTGAATTTTATGGAAGAAGCTTTGTGTCTTTAACAGCTTTTTTAGTTGGTAATCCCTCGGCATTTGTTTCGGATATGTGTACACAATTATCTTCTCAAGCAACCTATTATCATGATGGGAGTGGAACTTATCCCACTACTGGAGATATAGTTTATTTGAGCAACTCCACATCAAGCCCAGTAGATGGAGGTACAGGTGTACAGTGGCCAATTTTTCCCGGTGGACCTAATGCACCAGTTGGATGGTTTAGAATAACTGGAAGTACAGGAACAGTGCAATCAACAGGAGCTTGTAACCCTTAAGTTTAATTAATATATTTATAAAAAGATAGTAATGGCAATTAAAATATTAAGCGATCAAAATGTAACAGCAAATGTAATTGCAACTACAGCTTTTAGGCTTAACACTGATAGTAAATGGAAAATAAGGGGTAATACCAATAGTACTCAATTAGCTTTTGAATATTCAACAAGCGCAACTTTGAGTGACTCGGATATTAAAGTTCTTATTGAGCCATCTGGAGCAGTCGGTATTGGAACAAATTCCCCAGATGGAAATTTAGAAATTATTACTAGCACAGTAGTAAGCGGTGCTTCAGATTCAGTTAATAATGTTCTTATAGGTCTACAGTCTGCTAATAGGCCAACAATTATTTTAGATACAGCTGACACTACATACACAAATAGAACATGGAACTTAACTAATGTTGGATCGGCAGGAAGTTTATTTATTGGAAGAAATGGTTTAGATGTTCTTACAATGGCTAATGATGGTCAAGTATCAGTATATAATGATTTTATAATAAACAACTCTTCGCCTGAACTATATATGCAAACTGGTGGCTCGCATTATAACTGGTTATTAGCAGCTCAAGAAAGTATAGATGCGGGATTTGAAATAGCCTCACAACCTCCTGCGGGCGGAAGCTATGATATACGTATGTTAATTAAAGGAGATACTGGAAGAGTAGCTATTGGAGGAACTACAACATCCGCAAACACATTGACATTGCAAGGCACAGGTACTGAGTTAGATTTTACAAACACATCTGGTAGTGGTAAAAATTATAGATTTACTTCAGTTTCTAATGGTGATTTTGAAATTATTGACAAAACAGCTAATGCAGAAAGAATGAAAATTGACACTAATGGTGTCGTTACATTTACATCTCCACAAGCTATAGGTATAGTTTTTAAAACTACAAATACAAGTTATGGTGCTATGAATGTATACAAAGACCATACAGGAACTACAAGAGGAGCCGCTGGATATAATGCTAGTGCAATGTATTTTGGTGGGGAAGCTAACACTGACACTATATTACAAGCAGGTGGGCAAGTTAGTTTATTTTGTGATGATGGCAGTCAAAATGTTATTATTAAAGGAACTACTATCAATGGTGCGTTTGGAGCAAGTAATTCAATACTAGCTGTAAAAGCTGTTTCATCTGGTGGTGAAGGCATTATACAGATACAAGGTCAAGGCAACCAAAATACAGACAGTGTTGGACAATTACAATTTTATAGTTATAATGTATCTACACCTTATGCGGCAATTGTAGGTAGAAGATACACTAGCGACACTGAAGGTAGTTTAGTTTTTTATACAAGCAATGCTGAAAGGTTTATAATAGCAAACGATGGTGATATTTATAATAGAGAGTCTGTAAATAGAGCAAACACTTTTTATGGTTATCATACTGCTAATGCTTCTGCAACTGGTACGAGCAATAGTGCTTATGGTTACGAAGCTTTGTATGATTTAACAACTGGAACAAATAATATTGCCATAGGAAGATCAGCATTACAAGATTTAACGGTTGGAGCTAGTAATGTTTGTATAGGTAATTCAGCGGGCTCAGGCGGGGATTTTGGAGAAAGTGTTTTTGTGGGATATTTGGCTGGGCAAGTAAATACTCAAGGCGGTATAGTAGGAATAGGAACTGAAGCTTTAAAAAACAATACTAGCGTAAATAACACAGCAGTAGGGCATAGAGTTTTAATTAATAATACATCAGGAGATTCAAACACAGGATTAGGTTTTAGAGCGTTAGATACAAATGTAACAGGAAACAATAATACTGCAATAGGTTCTGAAGCATTGAGAAATACAACAGCTGGGAGTAATGTTGCAGTTGGTACTCATTCAGGATTAAATACTACATCTGGAAGTGAGAATACTTTTCTTGGAACATCAGCAGGTCGTAGTATAACAGAAGGAGGTTTTAATATTGCTATAGGTTCTAATGCTTTAAGAAATGTAACAACTGACAATCACAATATTGCAATAGGTAGAGCCGCTATGCAGGCTTCTACAAGCGGAACTCAAAATATAGCAATAGGGACTGATTCTTTAGAAGCAACATCCGCAACAGGAAATGTAGCAATTGGTTATAGAGTCGCTATTGGTACGAGTCAAAGTGGAAATTATAACACTATAATAGGACACGAAGCTGCACAGAATTTAGATAATGGAGAACAAAATGATATTATAGGAAGACAAGCTGGGTTTAGTTTAACAAATGGCTCATCAAATGTAACAATAGGTTATCAATCTATGTATGCAAATTCTATTGGTAGTAAGTGTGTTGCAGTGGGATGGAGAGCATTACATTCAGATCCCAGTCCTGAAGAAAGTGTTGCAGTAGGACACCAAGCTTTATTTAATCAAACAAGTGGCCGTAATACTGCTGTTGGTTTTCATACTTTACAAGATTTAGTATCAGGAGTTTATAATACTGGTGTCGGTGGTGAATGTATGGAAAATGTTACTACAGGAGGGGAAAACACCGCAATGGGAGCGTTTGCATTAAGATTTATTACAGACTCTGGCAATAATACTGCAATAGGATATAAAGCTCTTTATACTCAAACTGGAGGAAGCTCCAATACAGCCCTTGGACATCAAGCGGGAGAGTTTGTTAATGATGCTAACTATACTACTCTTGTAGGTGCTCAATGTGGTTCTCTTATAACCAATAATGATTATAACACTATGATGGGTTATTACACTGGTAGAAATACAACTACTGGTGAAAACAATGCTTTTTTTGGTGCTATCGCAGGAAGGTTTAATTCAACAGGTAGCAGAAATACTTATATAGGTTGTCAAGCTGTAGATAACCAAACACACACAGGAAGTGACAATACTGTAATAGGTTTTGCAGCGGCTCAAAATATAATTTCTGGTTATGACAATATTTTAATTGGTAAAAGTGTTGCAAGTGGTTTAACAACTGCAAATGCTAACATTGGTATTGGTATCGATGCGTTAAACGCTTGTACAAGTTCTGCTGGTAATATTGCAATGGGTTATGGTTCTATGGGAGGGGGAGTAATGTCTGGAACAGGAAGAAATATTGCTTTTGGAGATGCTTCGATGTATAATGTTACAAACGGTCAAAATAATATCGCTATAGGTTGGAATGCAGGTAGATCAGGTAGTCAAACACCTCAATCATTAGGTTCTATTACTACAAATAGTAATGAAATACAAATGGGTAATGGTTCTCATTCAGGAGCATATATTCAAATAGGTTGGACTACTGTTTCAGATGCAAGAGACAAAGGAAATGTTAAAGATGTGCCACATGGATTAGATTTTGTAAATCAATTACAACCAAAATCATTTGAATTTAAACCAGATAGAGAAGCAGAAGATACGGATGGAATAGAAAGATATGGATTTTTAGCTCAAGATGTTTTAGAGCTAGAAGGAGACAATGCTGTTATAGTAAATAAAAATGATGAAGATAAATTAAAAATGACTAATGATTATTTAGTTCCAATATTAGTAAATGCAATAAAAGAACTAAAAGCAGAAATAGAATTATTAAAAAATAAATAATTAACTTTGTAAAAAATTAAATTATGGCAAATTTTTATAAATGGACAATAAATCAAATGAACGCCCGTATTGAAGAAGATGGAAATCAAAATGTCATATTTACTGTACACTGGACATATACTGCACAAGATGATAAAGATGCAAAATACACCGCTAGTCAAATAGGAACTTACTCTTTACAGTACGATCCTTCAACACCCTTTATTCCTTATGCAGATGATGAGGCATTTGAAAATATTGTTATTGGTTGGTTAAAAACAGGGCTACCAGTAGCTGAGATAGAAGCAAGTTTATCTAAACAAATAGACTTAGAGAAGCAACCTGTGGATGAAGATTTATATTTTACATGGGATAATCCACCAATACCACCTATTGAAGAATAATATTATTTTACTATATTTGTTTTTTATAACTTAAATTAAATTAAATACAATGGCAAAAAAAATTACAGAAGAAGAATTAAAAAGACTTCAAGGCATGAATGCTGAGTTTACAAAAACTAAACTAGCACTCGCAGATTCATTACTTCAACAAAAAGAATTAATGGTTCAAATGGACAACTTAAGATCTGCATTTAAAGTAGATGAAAAAAATCTAATGGAGGCTTACGGAAAAGATGTTTCAATAGATTTAGCAACTGGAGAAATAAAAGAAAACGTAGAAGAGGCACAAACCGTAGAAGAATAAAAAATGGCAAGAATAAGTAACACTAGCGTTTATCCAAATATTAATCCTGTATTATCAGATTACTTTGTATTGACTGATGCTAATGATGACTTAGCTACTAAAACTTGTACACTAGAGTCTTTACAACAACTTTATAATGTAGATGTTGTTTCAAAATCTATAACAGTTTCTCCACTTTATCTAAATGTTTTAGCAACTCAAGATTTTGAAATACTTCCTGCTCCTGGTTCTGCATATGTATATGACATACAAAGAATTTTAGTTTTTATGGACCCAGGCTCAACGGAGTATGATTTTGCATCAGTCACTCCATGTTTTGATATGGGTAGTATAGCCGCAGGTTGCATTTCTTTAGCAACTCTGAATTCTACTACTGATTATGTTGCTTCCGTTTACGATGGAGGTGGTGCATCTCAAATTCCTATCAATACAGCGGTGGTTTTGTCTAAAGGTGGCAGTAATCCTACACAAGGTAATGGAACTCTATATGTTAATATTACTTACAGAAAATTAAAGTTAAATTCAACCTTCTAGTCAAATGGACATCCGTAAGATTTCCATAGGAGCAGATTACAAGTCTGGTGCCATGCATTATATTGTAGGGCAGAATGTTTTAGGAGGCTCTTATATTATTCATTTAATTCAACACGATGCAAATTCTAATTCATTTAAAATATGGATAGAAAAGAATCAAGAATTAATTATGTGGAAGGAGTTTAAAAACACAATGCCTATTTCTGTAGAATATAATCTAAACTTTTAATGCAGTCACCACATTCTTTCATAGTTCGACCAGTAAAAGGGAGAAGGTATGATAATATAAAAGACATTGGTGGTATTGACTTTATAACCAGTGTTTCTAAAGAAGACCATAAAGCATCTAATAGACATGCAGAAGTTGTGTCTACACCAGTAAATTATTCTGGAGATATAAAAAAAGGAGATATACTTTTAGTTCATCACAATGTTTTTAAATTTTATTTTGACATGAAGGGTAGAGAAAAAAGTGGTAAAAGTTTTTTTAAAGATGATTTATTTTTTATTGACAATGATCAGTTTTTTTTATATAACAAAAAAGGTAAATGGTATGGTCATGACAAATATTGTTTTATAAAACCTGTTCCTAAAAAAGATTATTACTTAAAAGGCATTGGTGTTAAGGAAGAACCCTTACATGGTGTAATAAAATACTCAAACAAACAATTAGAACAATTAGGTGTTAGTGAGGGGGATGAAGTCTGTTTTACTCCTGATAGTGAATATGAGTTTTATGTTGATGATGAAAAATTATATCGTATGTTTACCAATAACATAGCATTAACATTATGATGGATAGTAAAAAAATAAAAGAAGAAATAATAAAGGCTGGTGAAAAAGCAGTTATACAATTAATTAAAGTAGCAAAAGAAGATATTATTAAATACGATAAAGATGATGAGTTGGCAGCTGACAGATTGAAAAATGCAGCCGCTACAAAAAAACTTGCTATCTTTGATGCATTCGAGATATTAAAAAGAATTGAAGATGAAAAGCAATTAATAGATGGAATTGACATAGTAAAAAATAATACACCTAAAGGATTTGCAGAATCAAGATCAAAATAGTTTATATAGAAAATTGTACAAAATTGTGCCAAACAATGTTATGGCAACAAAAAACAGAGCTCGTACATGGCTATATGGCTATAATCCTAAATATGATTTTGTAGTTATTTCTAAAACTGGTCAAATTGACCAAATAATAAATATAAATGGTTTAAATATAGCCTTACCTAAACCTCCCGCGCGCGTGCACACGCGAGACAAAAAAAATAAAGAACAGTACTGGGAGCCACATGTTTTACCTAAAGAATTAAAAAAAATTCAATCTATATTTCATTGGCACGAAACCCCACCACAATTTAAAAATAAATGGGTAGATTATATTGAACAAGAGTTTGATAGAAGAGATGAAGGTTTTTGGTTTATGAATAATGGGGAGCCAACTTATATAACTGGCACTCATTATATGTATCTGCAATGGACAAAAATTGATGTTGGTCATCCAGATTTTAGAGAGGCAAATAGATTGTTCTATATTTTTTGGGAAGCATCTAAAGCTGACAAAAGAAGTTTTGGTATGTGTTATTTAAAAATAAGACGTTCTGGATTTTCTTTTATGAGTTCATGTGAAGGTGTTAACACTGCAACAATTACTAAAGATTCTAGAATAGGTATATTGTCTAAAACTGGTGCCGATGCAAAAAAAATGTTTACAGATAAAATAGTTCCAATATCAAACAACTATCCTTTCTTTTTTAAACCTATTCAAGACGGTATGGATAAGCCTAAAACTGAATTAGCTTATAGAGTTCCAGCATCTAAGATTACTAAAAAAAATATGTATGTTATAGATGAGGAAGAGCTAGAAGGATTAGACACTACAATTGACTGGAAGAATACATCTGACAACAGTTATGATGGAGAGAAGCTACAGTTATTATTACACGATGAAAGTGGTAAATGGGAAAGACCAGAAAATATATTAAACAACTGGCGTGTAACTAAAACATGTTTAAGGTTAGGTAGTAAGGTTATTGGTAAGTGTATGATGGGCTCTACCTCTAATGCTCTAGATAAAGGAGGTGCAAATTTTAAATCTTTATATGAAGATTCTGATTGTATGAAAAGAAATTCTAACGGACAAACAAAAAGTGGTTTGTATAATCTGTTTGTACCTATGGAATGGAATATGGAGGGGTTTATAGATAGACATGGAATGCCAGTGTTGAAAAACCCACAAGAACCTATTATGGGTATTGATGGTGAATTAATATATCAAGGTGCAATTAATTATTGGGAGAATGAAGTGGAGTCATTGAAAAATGATCCTGATGCATTGAATGAGTTTTATAGACAATTTCCAAGATCAGAATCACATGCATTCAGAGATGAAAGCAAACAGTCATTGTTTAATTTAACTAAAATATATCAACAAATAGATTATAATGACTCACTCATAATGCAACACCATGTAACTCAAGGTGGATTTCATTGGAAAGATGGAATTAAAGATTCTAAGGTAATATGGAGCCCAAATAAAAGAGGAAGATTTTTTGTAACTTACATTCCAAAGGCTTCGCTTCAAAATAACGTTATAGAAAGAGGAGGGCAGAAACGACCAGGAAACGAACATCTTGGTTCGTTTGGTTGTGACTCGTATGATATTTCTGGAGTAGTTGTTGGGAAAGGTTCTAACGGATCATTACATGGGTTAACTAAATTCAATATGGATGACGCACCTAGTAATGAATTTTTTCTTGAATATATAGCCAGACCTCAAACAGCTGAAATATTTTTTGAAGAAGTCCTAATGGCTTGTGTTTTTTATGGTATGCCAATATTATGTGAAAATAATAAACCACGTTTATTATATCATTTTAAAAATAGAGGGTATAGAGGGTATTGTTTAAATAGACCTGATAAAAAATATAATAAGTTGTCAAAAACAGAAAGAGAATTAGGTGGTATACCTAATAGCTCAGAAGATGTAAAACAATCTCATGCATCTGCAATTGAGTCTTATATAGAAAAACATATAGGATTAGATTTAGAAGAAACATATAGAGATAAAGATATAATGGGAAGTATGTATTTTCAAAGAACTTTAGAAGATTGGGCAAAATTTGACATAAACAACAGAACACGATTCGATGCTGCTATTAGTTCTGGCTTAGCAATTATGTCTAATCAAAAACACCTATATACCCCAACTCAAAAACAATCAAAAATAAGCATTAACTTTGCAAGATATAATAACAAAAGTTCAGTTAGTCAATTACTTAAAAGATGAAAGACGTTACAATTAATATACAATCTGCAGCTTTCCCTGATCAGTTTGTTTCAGATGCAACAAAAGACACTGTAGAATACGGTTTACAGATAGGACAAGCAATACAATATGAATGGTTTAGAAGAGATAATGGTTCTTGTAGATTTTATGATCAATGGGGTGAGTTCATGCGCCTGCGCCTGTACGCGCGAGGGGAACAGTCTATTGCTAAATATAAAAACGAATTAGCTATAGATGGTGATTTATCTTATTTAAATTTAGACTGGACACCAGTTCCAATTATCCCAAAGTTTGTTGACATCGTTGTAAATGGAATGTCTGACAGACTTTTTAAAGTAAAGGCATATGCCGAAGACGCAATGTCTGCCGAAAAAAGAAATGAGTTTCAAAAACAAATTGAAGGTGAAGTAATAGCAAAACCTTTATTTAATCAGATACAAGAAGAGTTTGGTATAAATGTATTTCAAAACGATCCTGATCAATTACCTGAATCAGATGAGGAAATGGAATTGTATATGAATATGAAATACAAACCAGCTGTAGAAATTGCCGAAGAGGTTGCGATAAATACATTGTTTTCTGAAAATCATTATAACGACATTAGAAATAGAGTTGATTATGATTTAACTACATTAGGCATAGGAATAACCAAACATGAATTTCTGTTAGGACAAGGTGTAAAACTAGACTATGTAGATCCTGCCAATGTAGTATACAGCTATACAGAAGATCCTTATTTTAAGGATTGTTTTTATTGGGGTGAAATCAAAACCGTACCTATGACGGAGTTAATTAAAATTGATCCTTCATTGACTGATACTGATTTAAATGAAATAGCAAAGTATAGTCAGTCATGGTATAATTATTTTAACACTTCACAGTTTTATGAAAACAGTATGTTTTACAGAGATACTGCAACATTGATGTATTTTAATTATAAAACCACACACTCATTTGTATATAAAAGAAAAAAATTATCTGATGGTTCTTATAAGACTGTTCAAAAAGACGATCAGTTCAATCCACCTCAAGAAATGATGGAAGAGGGTAACTTTGAAAAAGTTGAAAAAAGAATTGATGTATGGTATACAGGTGTAATGGTCATGGGGACTAATATTGTTTTAGAATGGAAATTAGCTGAAAACATGGTAAGACCAAAATCAGCAAATCAATTTGCTATGCCTAATTATGTAGCATGTGCACCAAGAATGTATAAAGGACAATTAGAGTCCTTAGTTAGAAGAATGATTCCTTTTGCCGATTTGATACAAATGACACATTTGAAAATTCAACAAGTTGTTTCTAGAATTGTACCAGATGGTGTTTTTATAGATGCTGATGGTTTGAATGAAGTCGATTTAGGAACTGGTAATTCATACAATCCAGAAGATGCTTTAAGATTATATTTCCAAACTGGTAGTGTAATCGGTAGAAGTTATACTCAAGACGGTGAATTTAATAATGCTAAAGTACCTATACAACAGTTAACTGCTAATAGTGGTTCTAGTAAAATGCAAATGTTAATTGCAAATTATAATCACTATTTAGATATGATTAGGTCTGTAACAGGTTTAAACGAGGCGCGAGATGGTTCTACACCAGATCCTAACTCTTTAGTGGGTGTACAAAAACTTGCAGCACTTAATAGTAATACAGCTACACGTCATATTTTAGATGGTAGCTTGTATATAACTAGAACAATTGCAGAGTGTCTATCAATTAGAACAGCTGATATATTAGAATTTGCTGATTTTAAAGATGAATTTGTAATGCAAATAGGTAAATATAATTCTGGTATTTTAGAAGAAATAAAAGATTTATATATTTATGATTTTGGCATATTCATTGAAATGTCACCAGATGAGGAAGAAAAAGCTATGCTTGAAGCTAATATACAAATGGCTTTGTCTAAAGAAAACATAAGTCTAGAAGATGCTATTGACATTAGAGAAATTAATAATCTCAAAATGGCAAATCAATTACTTAAGTTAAAACGTAAACAAAAACAAGAGCAAGAGCAACAACAAAGAATGCAAGAGCAACAAATGGCTGCACAAATGCAGATGCAGGCTGAACAAGCCAAGGCTCAACTTGAGGCACAAAAAGTCCAAATGGAAACTCAATCTAAAATGCAAGTAAAACAAGCTGAAATAAGTTTTGAAATTGAAAAACTTAAAAACGAAGCTATGTTGAAAGAACAACTAATGCAAACTGAATTTAATTTCCAAATGCAATTAAAAGGAATGGAACAACAGGGTTTACAACAAAGAGAAAACGAAAGGGAAAGCGCGAAAGATGCACGTATAAGTCAACAGTCTACACAGACATCTAAAATGATTGAACAAAAGAAAAGAGATTTGCCTGCAATAAATTTTGAATCAAACGAAGATAGTTTAGATGGTTTTGATTTAGCAGAATTTGAACCAAGATAATGTTTGCGAATTTTAATTTACAAAAATATAAAACAGTAAAATACCCATCTGATTCATCTCTAAAGACTTTAAGCGAAATAAAAGATTTACAGGCTACACCTTTAAATAAAGCATTTGCATTGAAATATGACAATGTGTTTAATGTTTTTAAAAACATTTTTATAAATAAACAAAGAACATTTCCTTCAGAGTTAGTGAAAAATTTATTAACTGAAAGTACTAAGCCAATATTAAAAATTAAAAATTATCACAATCGTAAACGACCTAATGTATTGGCAAAAGATTATGGTATCTCATTACCTTATGTAAAGATGTCATCTGCACAAACCGCCTCATTTCCATCTGGTCACTCTGCTCAAGCATATTTAATAAAAGAAGTTTTAAGTGACAAATTTCCAGAATTAACTTCACAATTTCAAAAAGCAGCGGATAATATATCTAAAAGCAGAATACTAGCTAATGTACATTATGAAAGCGATAAAAGAGTAGGTGAGCAATTAGGATTGGACTTATATAATCACCTAAAAAATGTTTAATTTTTTGTTTAACTTTGTTTTAAATTTAATCTAATTTAATATTATGGAAATAAAAGTAAGAGACTTAGGGCATAAAGAAGAAAAGTCCAGAGCTGAAATTGAAGAGTCATTGTTACAAAAACATGAAGAGAAGTTTGAAGACAGTGAGCAACAAGCAGAACAAACAGATACAGTAAAAGTTTTAAACGAAAACGATACTGAAAAAGAAACTCCCTCATCAGAGACAATTGATGAAACTCCCTCATTAGAGTTAAATGATGAAAACGTTCTTTCTTATATTAGAGATAGATACAACAAAGATATAAATTCAGTTGATGAATTGTTTGAGGAAAAAGAAGCAAACGAAGAATTACCTGAAGATGTGTCTGCGTATTTAAAGTACAAAAAAGACACTGGACGTGGAATCCAAGATTTCTATAATTTACAGAAAGATTACGATTCTATGGAAGATGACTCTGTACTTGCTAGTTATTATAGTATAACCGAAGATGGGTTAGATGCTATTGACATTCAAGATATTATTGAGGAAAAATTTAGTTTTGATGAAGAATTAGATGAGCCTCGCGATATCAAGAAAGTAAAACTAGCGAAAAAACGAGAACTTGCGAAAGCGAAAAAGTTTTTGAATGAGCACAAAGATAAATACAAAATGCCTCTTGAGTCAAGCGGGGATCAGTTATCTAATGATCAACAAGAAAATTTAAATGCTTATGAAAGTTATCTTAAAGAATCTAAATCTATTGAGGAGCAAAACAAAAAGAAGTATAATTACTTCCTAAATAAAACCGATGAGGTTTTTAACAATGAATTCAAAGGTTTTGAGTTTAATGTGGGAGATAATAATATAACTTTTAAACCTGGGACAGGTGAAGAGCTTAAAAATGTGCAGTCCGATTTTAACAATTTTGTTAATAAATACATGGACAAACAAACAGGGCTAATTGCTGATCCTAAGGGATATCATCGTTCACTAGCAGTAGCTATGAACCCTGAGAAATTTGCTCAATTTTTTTACGACCAAGGTGTTTCGGCAACTGTGGATAATGTTTCTAGAAAATCTAAAAACATAAACATGGATATTAGAAACGCTGCTCAACAAACTGTCACAAAAGATGGTATGAGAATAAGGGCTGTAGGAGATACCAATAGTGGAAGAGGACTTAAAATTAGAAGTATAAAAAAAGTTTAACAAATTAAAAATTTAAATTATTATGGCAGTACAAGCGGTACCCGGATTCGATTTACAACCGAGTTCACAACAAGTCCCTGTATCAACTAATTATCTGTCTTCGGCAGACTTTACTTGGTTACAGCAATATCTTCCTGACACTTACGAAAAAGAATTCGAAAGATACGGGAATAGAACAGTAGCATCATTCTTAAGAATGGTAG